ATATTCAGATAAAAATACTTCGTGCATTTCATTGGTCGTATGTCCTATTACTTTTGCACATATTGGTATTATCTGATCCCAATACCACCCATTTTGATTTCCTTTTTCGTCAGCTCTACCAGTCGTTCTTTTTCGTGTTTTGTTCTTTACAGTTACTTCTACTATTTTTCCATTGAATTGTGAACACCACAAACCAAATTCCTCAGGTTTTTCTAACTTCAATTTATTTTGTTCAACCTTAGCGGTGAATTTTGGTACAAACATATTAAAAAGTCCATTCAGCGACAATAGTATTTACTGCGTCAAGTATATTAACTTGATAATCTAAATACTCTTGTATTTTATCTTGTTTTTCTTCTCGTGTAACTTCAAAATAAAAGAAGTCTTTGACTTGTAAACGTGGGTCATAAAAACAAAAGTATAATTTTTCTAGTTTCTCATTTACGATAAAATACTGGATAACCTGCTCTTCATATTCGCTTGGTATCTTTTCAAAAAAAGCCTGTATGTGTCGAGCGGAAGATAGACACTTCACTTCGACAGCTTCAGTATCTCCAATATACCCGTCAGGACTTATTGCAATACTGTCGTTATCATCACGAACCCAGATTACCAAATCTTTGTTTACCTGTTTGCCTGTCTCTTTTTCAAATTTTAAAATAGCTTCTTCTTCAAGACGATGCCCCCTATCCATAGCGCTTTCTGCTGTTGCAGGCAATGCAATTCGCTCTGCAATAAGTTCATAATATCCTATCTTCATCCCTGTTCCACGTTTTACAATTATATCTTTAAGACGTGAACCAGTTATTTTACATTTTCTAGCCTCAAGCCATTCTTCTTGAGTGTCAAATTTGAGTGTTTTCATATTATTCGATTACTTCTCCGCCGATTGCGGTTGCTAATTCACCTACTATTGCTTTTTGTTGTGCTTCGAGTTTATTTTTCATTTCGTCTTTTTTTGCTTCAAGTTCTTTTTTTGCTTGAGCGGGAAGAGAAGACCATACTGTTTTAAGGTTATCTAAATTGGTACACGCTTCAAGTTTTTGTATATGTTCTTCTAAATTCAGCGGTGTTTCTTGTATTTCATTTTCTTCTTCAACATAAGACTGAGATAATTCTTCAGGACACGCCATACGTAATGCGTGCATCTCAGCAACCTTAGCTATCATCGTACGTGGCTTGCTCGCCCATTGATTACGACCAGTAGTATATTCATTAAAATATACAGTAGCGGTAAAGTCCCCAATATGTTCATTCACTAATTTTTTTATTGTAATTGAACAAGATATAATCTTACCATCTTTTTCTTCATAACTTGGAGCAGACTTTCCGATGACTCCGCTTTTCATACCTATTTTCCGTGCGTAATCAATCGAGGTAATCAAGCTATACCCGCTACTAAATGGTACTGCATAAATATTCTTTTCTAAAAAATCTTTAAATGTAAACCCTCTCATCACCCCCTCTAACATTGCTTGTTTGGCGACTGGTGCAGTCAATCCCTTAAAGGTTGTAGTAAGTAGTGTATTAAATATCTCGGTGTCTTTAAGTTGTAATTCTAGGTTGTTTTTAAGTTCAACCAAGTTTACGTTTTCCATATTGTGCAACGCTTAAAATTATAAATTAAGATTTTTTATTCACATTCACACTGTTCGTCTCTTTTTCCACATTCAGGGCACATCTCGGTATCAATATCATCTATGTTTTCTTTACCTGCGGGGAAGTTTGAAAGCATATAGTTTTAATTAAGTGAATTATGTAGAGAGTAGGAGACCGTAGCAATGAGCTGTCTAGCGTGGGCTGATTGAAGTCGAAACCTCTCTCGCCGTGCTGTCTAGTCTGAATGCTCGTGCCTCCGTGCTCTTACAGATACCTTGGATAGTGTTACAAGTAACACTCCAAATCTAAATGAAGTATACCCTAGATTTAGAGATGTGTCAACATCTCTATGTGGATAACTATTTATATTATTTTAGTAAATCCTTTATCTGTACTTCGATGTTGTTCTTTGAGTAAATAGGTTTGTTGGCATAGTGGACATCGGACATACTTACGATTGTCTTCAATGCTTATCCACGCATCACTGCACTGACAATAACGGCATTTGAGATGTTGACCGAACTGCATCTTTGCAGGGACAGTGGATGGTTTTATAGCTGATGTATTGTTGTTCTCCATAGTCAGAGAAAGTTACTTGCACGTCTGCCATATGTTTTCCTTTGCAGGCTTTGCAATAAGACATCCGTGCGTTAATTATTTTTTTTAACATATTTTTTGTATAGATTATCCACTAACTTTTTATAGTCTTCTTCATCTGGAAACACCCAATAACTCTCCGCAAATTTCCATAGCTTATCATATTCTTCTAAAACGTATTTATTTAATTCTTGTAAGCCAAACTGTATGATGTAATCCTCTATATATTCTATTCCAAGTTGTTTTCTAAGTGCTAAACCTTCAGGGTTTTCAACATAGTACTTTCGTGTGTCTTCTGGTAGTTCGTGCATATTATTTTATTAGTGGTGAAATAAAATCATCTAAGTCTGTCATTTCGACAAATTTTGCCCCATTATGCCTCATCTTCACCTTGCCAGTTTGTCCTCCCATACGATTAAGTTCTACAGATAAAATAGTTTTGTTTAGATAGATACTTTCGGTTGACTCATCTGTTTGTTTTTTCGCCGCCTCTTTGCTTTTAATGCGGTACATCATCATTACCATATCCGCCTCTTGGGTGATAAACGAGGAGTCTCTAATCATTGTCCAATCTGGTACTTTATCATCTTGTATTTTCTGAGTATGCGCAATGAGCATAATAGACATCTGCAAAGCCGTGGCAATCCGTTTAAGTTCTCGTACAATTCCACCGATAATGAATGACGTATTTTGAAAGTCTTTAAGTGGCAAAAGAAAATGTAAATGGTCTATCACGGCAAACGATACACCTTTTTCTTCTTTTGCTTTTGCCATTGCCTCATAGAGCCATTGAAATTGTAGATCTCCACCTCCTCGGTGAAGTTCGGTTGGAACATACACAGGCAACTCTGTTTTTACATTATCCACCTTATCCATTTCACCAAAGATAGTTGCTACTTCTCGCCAGCTCATCTCATAAGAAAATATCATCGACTTAATTCTTATCTTTCCCATATTGTGCATCATCGTTTGAGCCATTGTTGTCTTTCCTTGTTTGGTCATCGCCGATAAAACATATAAGCGTCCCTCTTGAAATCCACCGATAAGTGTATCAAGTCCGGGGATGTTTGTTTTGTTTACTTTTGGTTTTTCTTCTAAAGCTAACTTACGTAATAACTCGGAATAGGTCTCAAGGATTATTGGCGTTATCTCATCGTAGGTTTTCCCTTGAGCCATCATTGATTTTACATACTCACTCATAAAGTTCTGGATTAAAGTTTTTAGTATCTTCTTCTTGTAGCCATTTTTCCATCATCTGTTTGTTTTTATCTAGTGTTTGTGGCGTATAGCTTAAGTTTTTGCTTTCGTAGTATCTCACCGCTTTTTCCATATATGCCATTGTGGTGTTTGGATCTTTGTTGAAGTACCGATACATTGAGCCAAGTGGTTTGCTCCATTCGCTTGCATTGAAGTTTCCCACAACAGGGATTTTTGCAAGCTCGGCAAACTTGCGAGCGAGAACTGCCATCACCTTTTTCCCGTAAGGGTTCTTGGATTTTGGTGTGTCCTCGTATACGTATTCCAATTCTTCTATGTCGTAGGTTTCGTTCATAATAGTGATTGAAGTGGCTTTTGCCACAGTATTATTTACTTTACTTTCCTTTACTTTACTTTGTGGCATTTCTGCTCCAGAAACTGGGGTTTCTGCCGTTGAAACTCTCTTTTCTTCGTATTTCTGTCGCAGAAACTCTCTTTTTTGTGTCATTGGCTCCAATCTCTTGATAAGGTTATCATTCCAAAACACGCCATCTTTTTCTTGCAAAAGTTCGATTCTGGAGCAGAAACTCAGTATGTTTTCCATTTCTTCCACAGAAACTCTTAAATCTCCTGCTAACAATTCCTTTTCAATATCTGTTTTTATTTTCTTTTTAAAGTTATCTTCATTGGTGAGTATTTCTAAAAACATACACCAAATAGCATAGCCTTCATTATTAAACTTACTCCTTAATGCTAAAATCTTTTCGTCATTCCTCATTCCACTATCATGAGAAAAATATTCGGCATTGTTTTTTCTTGGTCTAGCCATATTTTTAAAATACAAAAAACTCATATCTACTTGCGAAGCACACTTGCGATGACACTTCTTGGGTAGGTATGAGTTCTCTGAATTTTATATAAGTGCAAGTGTTTTGAGTCATAGTGCCGATATTTTATCACATTTTTACCTTTTCCCCTAATCATCTATGTGGATAAGTTTTGCACAACACCCACAGGGATTTTGTAATTGAAACGGGTGGAGAGAGCAAATACTTTTAAGGTCGTAACACTCCACACAAAAGCCTGTACCCTCTATATGATCTGCTTCGTCGAGGTTTTCAGAGTCTATGTTGATTAAGCATTTTTTACAGCGCATATTATCGTTTAAGTAACCACGCACACGAAGAACAATATCCGTTCCATTCACGACACTGGTCTTCGGTTAATTCTTCGCCACAATCACCACATAGATGTTCTTGTCCGTCCTCTCCCATCTCTACCTCACACACTTCACAGGATTGATATTGTGCGAGTACGTCTTCACTTTGCATACTATAAAATTATTATTTCTAAAGTTTGTTTCCCAAATTGTAGTGCTGATTGATACGCTTGTTCATCATATCCGAGAAAGAGGTCAAAACGCCCGTCATAGCGTAAATGTGTACGATCGCCACATGTCCACACCTTACCCATAATTTCTATTTGTATACCAAATTTGATGTTTCTTGGACACGCCACAGATTGACCAGCCACTGGTCGTTTGCCATTAGCCATAATACATTTTTCAGGTGTACACGTCTCAATCGCCGTATATGCAGTTACTACCGCTTCATATCCAGGTTCTAGCGGTTCCTTTTTACTTCTCGCATAAATATCATCTGTTCTTGGATGTTCTCGTGGTACTGTGCTAGTGCGTAATTGTACCTAGTTTCATTGGCATAGTGTACCGTACCTCCATACCATATCCCGAGCGTGGCGAATATGCCTATGTTTAGCCCGATAAGTACGGACGTGAGATACTTGTGTGTGTAGTGTTTGCTTGCAAGATAGCCGTATCTGCGCAAGAATTGTGTGTGTGAGGTCATATATTTATTACGTTTTCGTGCTATCACGAAAATGATTAAAAGGGTCTGGAGGCAACCCTGCGGAGTATATCAGTCGTAACCGATGTATCTGTTAAGATTGCCCCGTCCTTTTGAGCCGTGAGTCCCATGTCTCACAGCTGTATGTATATACTATAGCAGAGTATTAGAGATATGTCAACATCTCTAAATAAGAGGCTGTGGATAACAAAAAATACGCTACCACGCAATACCCTTTTCGGGACGTGTATTGTAGCGTATTCAGCACTCCTCTTGCGAGAAGATTTTAGCCGTCCAAGCGTTATCTCGGCGTACTCGCTTGGCGTGTTGTCCAAGGTCGGCGTACTATGGGATAACGGAATGGATAGCTTGACAATCAGTGGATTATGTGGTATAGGTTTGGTATATCTAATTTTACTTTATGGTACCAGTAATACTTATTATTGCGTTAATAGTGATATATTTTTTTATTGATGTTTATTCATCATAACTTTTTATAGCACTCTTAACAAATGGTGCAGTTATTTTTGCAACATTTTTTAATGTTTGCGTGCCTTTGCTAGTCAATACTTTAGCAACATACGTTTTAAAAGGAACAGATTCTACTGTTAGACGCACAAGTGTAGGAATTAGAGAACCTGTAGCACCTGTCAACACAATGTCTTTAAGAGGTACTAATTCATTTGGTCCTGCTTTATTTATTCTTTTAGACATTAAATCTCTTGCCTTGCCGTAGATGGCAATTTTTTTATTTATATCAGCTGTTGCATATCCTGGTGTAGCTTCTTCTATACCTTCTTTTATGCCACGTGCTATTTGTTTTGCAGTCTCTTTTTCTGGTCCTTGCATTTGACCATACCCACTTTCTTTAAGAATACGATACGTATTTTCTTTAAATTCTTGTGCCTCTTTTATCGGCATTTTACCTTTTTCTAAAAATCTAGCCACCTTTTTTTTCACTATATCAGCGTATTCAGGGAATGGGCTATTTTCATAATATTTAACAAGTTGTTCAGTTGCCTCTGAGGCCTTCTGAGAATCTACAGTCTTTCCTTGTTCTGATGCTTCTTTCACTATTGTATCTATTTGTTTTTTAAATGTATCAACGGCTGCATCAGCTTTACTCGCAATACCACGTTTTGTCAGACCTGATATGCGTTCTACAAGAAAATCTTTGATTAAGTCAGGTCTTTTCTTTAAATCATTTTCACTTATTCTAAATGCACTTTTCATTAATTTACCTGCGAATCCTTTTGCCCCTTGTTCGGCAAGTTTTACTGCTGTTTTTGTCTGTGTACCCCCAGGTAAAACATTCAACAAATCTTCACCTGCCATTTTAATCTCCTCTAAAGGTTGATTTTGTGTTCGTACACCTATTTCACCAAGTGGTGTTTCTACTTTTTCAGGTAATATAGACTTAGTAATCGCACCTGTTGGATCAATCATTTTTGCAGTCGGTGAAAGAGAAGTTAAAAAACGAGACCCAGTTTGCACACTAGAACGAACAACCTCTTTGCCAAAATCTTTTAAAAACCCAGTTGCTTTATTTCCTTTCCTTTCTTCTACTACTTTTTTTGCATTATCAATAGCACGCTGTTCAGCAACGAGTTTTTGTCTGCGTGTGATTCTGTCTTGTGTAGTATTCGTTTCTTCTTCACTAAAACCCTCCTGTGGTATACCAAGTTCGTTTCGTATTTTTAAAATTTCTTCCTGTGTAAGAGCCATATTATATAAGTTTAGTACTGAGTAAAGATGCGACTTGTTGTGAAGTGAGAAAGTTTTGCGGTTGTTTCAGGTTTGCCTCTTTGCCTGGTTTTTTTATCGTAATATCCACGTGCGTTCCCTTACCACTGGCGATTTGTGCAGTAGATAATTTTGTACCTTGGCTAGATAATACGTTACCTGTGTTTCCTTGCTTCCCAATCGCTGTGCCTGCTTGTACCACTTGTCCTTTTTTCACATCAGTTGCGTCAAGATGGGACAGCCACATTTCACTGCCATCCGCAAGCTGAATACGTACTTGATTTCCAAAACCTGCGTAGTTCCCGACGTATGTTACCACACCGCTTAATGGAGCTTTAACAGTAGCTCCTTTTCCACCATCAAGATAAAAATCAAACCCAGGAGCCCACGCACTACTCCCCGCTTGGATACCTGTCGCAACACCTTTTCCAAGAGCTGTAGTCACTTTTGAGCCGTCTTTGATGCCTTTGACTTCTGAGCTGTTTATGCCCAAGCTCAAGGGCTTATTAAAACTTACGTTAAGTATCTCAAGTATTTCATCATCACTATATTGTCCCATAAGTTTATCAATATATTTTTGTTTGTCTTCGTTCTTTAAGTAATAATCATCTAAAATAGTTGATACATCTTTGTTTAATACACCACTGAAATCAGGTAAATACGAGTTGCCATCGCTTTCTCCTGTTTTTTTGTCTATAAGACGTGCCTTTTCGTTATAATAATTTTGGTATTGTTGGTTTATAGTATCAAATTTAATATCAATCAAATTTTTAAATTGGTTTTTAACATCAGTTGTTAAAAATTGACCATCTTTAAATTGACCATTAAATTTTTTAAAGGCTCCTTCAAATATAGCGCCACTTTTTGCTGCGACATCATATTCACTTTCTCGTACTACAGAACTTGGGTCAAGTGCCTTCATAAATTCAAAAACTAATGCCAAATCTACTGGTCCGGCTTCTTTTAAACTTACCATTTGGTCTACAGATAGCTTTTTGTTAAGTACTTCATTATAAGTTTTTGTAATAGGAGCACCCTCAAATTCTGACCGTATTTTATCTATTTGAGATATAATTTGTGGAGACAACTCATTGTTATAAACTGGAGGTATTATTTGTTTCCAATCTTTTATAGTACTGTCATATTCATAATATCCAGTTTTTTCTGTACCTATTATTTTTTTACCTATTTGAGCTTCTTCTTTGCTAGCCAAATAATCAAAGAAATCTCCAGTGAAGTTCGCATTTTGTTTTGCATATTCAAACTCCTGAAAAGCCTGTGGGATAAATTGTTGTTGTGCACTCAAAATATCTAGTTCTCTTTTTCTATCTTCTTGGGACATTTTAGATAATTCGTAGGCTTTAGTAGTCAATGTGTTTTTAAGTTGAGCTGAACTTACCCCCATTTGTTCAGAGAGCGTTTGTATATCTGCATCGGTTGGCATACTTACTTCTCCAGTCACTGTATCAAAATCTAACAATGAGGTAGCATATGAATCAAGGTTTGTCTGCATTATTTCTTGTTTTGTTTTTTGTAAATCTAATTCAGCTTGTTGTGTTTGTAGGTCAAGTAGTTGCTTCTTCTGTAAATCGTCTTCTTCTGTTTTCAAAAGAGTATGCAAGTCTAAAACAGCTTGTTTTTTGTCATTGTAGGCTTTAGATGCACTATCCATAAATTCACTAAAGGTCTTCCATTTATCTTTTGCTTGAGATTTAAGTGCTTGTTTTGCCTGTTCAACCGCTGCAAGTTTCTGACTCTCTAGTTCACTGATTCTGTTCATTCCATTCTTAATCTCATTTGAAACAAAGCCTTGCTGTATTTGAGAGGCGTATCGTGAAAGACCTGACTTAACACCGCTTATGTCCACTTGTTTACTCATTGAATTATTGATAACACCCATTTGCTCAATACGCTTATTAAAAGTATCTTTAATACTTTGGAGCAGTGGATTATTTTCAGCGTCAATAGCTTCAATATCTTTTGTGTAGTTTTCAAATTCCTTGTTTAGTTTATCGTATTGATTTTGTGCAAAAACAGCCTGGTCTTGTAAGGCTTTGACTGCATCATTTTGAGCAGTTTCTATGGGAGACGCTGGGGGAGCAGGTGTGGCAGGAGCCGTGGGTGTCGTTGTAGGTGTAGGAGTTACTGTTGGTGGGGGAGTTACTGTTGGACTAGCTGGTGCCTTATTCACGGGTGCTTGTTTAATTTGATACATCCAATCTTCTTGACCCAATTTAGCACTACCAGGTGCAACAACTTTGCCCTGCATAGGGTCATAATCAGCGTATTCACCGACAAACGGGTTTTCTAGTGCTCCCGTGTCTTGCCACTGTTTTTTTAATATACCATAATCTGGTGCGGGCATAGAGTTTATTTAGATTGAGTTAATTGTTTCAAAAAATCGAGATGATTTGCCACTTTGTTTTTAGCTAATTTAGACGTGAGCATCATTGGTGGAGTGTAGTCAGGGTCAGGTAAGTTAATAGGTTGTTCCTCCTGTAGTGGTTGTGGTTCGATATTCATATGTATAGATTAGTTAATTCAATTCCATATCCCCTATCCGAATAGTCAGATAGGGGGATGATATTGAATGAATGATGTAATAAACTAGTTTACATTTAGTACAGCAAATGGACGTTTAAGAAAAAATTCTCCTAATACGGTAGAATCGTTAGCATTTCTAAAACTTACTATGGCACGTTCGCCAATATTACCTGTTGGTAAATTTGTTGTGTGTGTTGCCTTTAAAACTGTATCTACATAAAACAATACTTGTGTGCTTGTTATAACAATACGATAATCATGTTCATCATAGGCACTAATAGCACTTAATGCAGAAGACAAAGTTTGTGTTGTGCCATTTGCCGTACTTGTATACACTGAGCCATCTGAAAATAAGAATCCTGCATGGTTTTGAGTTACTGTCGTAGATAAAGTTGCTGTAATATCAGAAGCAAAATACCCAACTGAACCATACAATGTTACTCCTGTGTCGTCTTTATTAACTTCCATTGTAGTAAATAATTCAGAATATTCTCCTGTACTATTTGGAAAAGAATAAGAGAAAGCTTGTGAACTTAACTCAGCTCCATAAGTGGCACCTGCTTTTAATAACACTTCCATTGTATCTGCCCCTGTACCAGAAGCGCCTGCTACACCAAAACTTTCCAATCCTGTGTTCGCAACAGAACCTGCCGCTTCCATCCCCGTATAATCAATAGCTACATTTTTGTTGTATCTTGCAAAAATTAATCCATAGTTAGTTGCCCATTCTGGCGCAGTTGCACCATTGTTTGTTTGTAATACCTGCCCTGCTGTTCCAATTCCTAATCGTTGTAAATAGGTTCCGTCGTAATAAATAATATCTCCAGTAGAACTCGCTCCAACCCAACCACCGTGTAATGTTGAGCTTGCGTTCGCTATCGGAATTTTATCGGCAGTAGGAGTTGAGGTGGCGTTAGCGGGATTTTGGACTACCAGAGAATTAGCGTCGAGTGTTGCAAGAGTCTCGGCACTTCCGCCCCACGAGTCGTCTAATTTACCCGATGTATTGGTGATTGGTACTGTCGTAGTGCTAGGAGATGTAGAAGACGCATATTGAGATTTTAAGAGCAAATATGCCCCTGTTGTTCCTGTCGCCGTACCTGCGCTCATTTCTGCTTGTGTAGCCCCCTCCCAGATACCTTTCACTGTCTCAGTCCCATCTGGGGCTCCGGAGATAGCCGTATCATCTATATATTTTTTAGGAGCAAACTCTGTGTCAAGTGTCGGAGCGGTATAACTATCTACCCGTGGCAGATTATCGCCATCAAAAGTCCACGTGCCATCAATTATCTCGTCGTTTTCTTTATTAGCAAAGTTATCGTAAAATGAGGCGGTATTGGTAAAACGAACAATCGCATTGATTGAATGAGAACGTGCCAGACCTGATGTTTGTGTATAAGGGTACTTGGCAAGAACAGTCTTTATACCTGTGAGGGTAAACGTGCCATCTGAATTGGCAGTAACACCTGAGAATGTAAAAGACTCAGAGACCTCATCTCCATCAGGGTCAATACGTCCATAGCCGATATTCCCAAAATCAGCCATAGTGAGCGTATTCCCATAAATGTCTTCCAAGTCATTGAGAGTAATGGTAGTATCTCCGGCAACAGCAGGAGCGTATGCGTAAAAATCTGGTGCTTCTACATATTTAATTGATGCCGAGCTAGTTGGGGTCGGTGTAGCACCAAAAAGATTGTCAATTTCAGGTATCCATACCATTCCCCTAAAATATGCCTCCAGGGCCTTATTTTGAAACGCTGTGCCGTGGTATACGTCTTTATATACCTTTGTGTATTCTTTTGCACGCTCTTGAACTGAGGGCAATTTTAGACCCCGTTCACTATAGTAATCCCAAAGGGTTGCTGAAGCGGTTGAGCCAAAGGCAAGCCCCGCTAAAATGGTAAAAAGTAGTAGATACTTTTTCATATATTTTTAATTAAACTTTAAATTATTATTCTCACTGATAATTTTTCTGATATTAAATCCATATTCTACAGCCTCCCATCTATGGTTTACCCCGTTGCTTTGTAGAGAAGTTTGTAATTCATAAAAGGCTCGTGCAGGTACGGTAACAAAACCTCTAAAACGTCTCAAGCCTGTTTCTGATAGTGTCTGCCCTCGTCCACCAAGTGACCGAGACCCAAGTGAATAATACCCCAAACCTCCACCTGTATTCTGTAAAATGACATCTTCGTTAGTTCCGAGTAGACTTAGTTTTTGTGTGTATGCTCCAAAATCGTATGAGAGATAAATATAGAGTTTTGTGCTTGGAGTGATATATCCATCTATCCACATAACGTCGAATTCCTTTTGGTTGAATGGTAATCCAAAGTCATCCCACGGAGAGTACCATTTAGCGGATATTGGCGCTCCCTCGGTAGTACCGTCTTTTCCATCTGAATATCCTTGTAATAGCTTAAAGGTATTTCTAAGTGCAGGGTCGTGTGCATAGAGTGAACCTTCGTGTTCAAAGGTATTAAGTGTTGGAATTGTCCACGGTGTTTCCCAGTGTCCTCGTTGTAAATCTCGAACTAATATATTATTATTTGAACCAAAATTATTAGAGCTTTTAAGTGAGAGATACGACGCATTTTTATAATACCCTGACGACGCTTCGTCTACGACTGCACCGTCCATATAATTTTTTATATCATCTGAAATAGCATCACTGCGTATACCCTCGACATTGAGTATATTTCCAAGCAAGTCAAAAGTTGGCTCGTTAGTAATCATTGTAATGTAGTTTTTGATGTTTGATATTGCAAGATTGTTTGTAGCTCCACCATTGGGGATATAGGTTGGGTTGATATCAAAGGATTGATAGACAAGGTCTGAACTGTCTTTAAACGCAAACTGATAATAATAGTTGCGAGTCTGTATATACAAAGATGAGCCTGTGGGGGCGACTGCTGACCCTGTAGGGGTTTCGTCTAGTGTAAGCGTTATCGAATCCCCAGGGGCACGAGGACTCCCAGGGGCAGAAAAGTCAGTATAATCATTGACTTCACTTGCAAGAACGATTCGACTTGTCTCATTAAATACAAAGAGGTGCTGGAGATACTGGATAACGAAATCGTTTTTAGCAGTAGATGATGGTGTATTTGTAGTAGTACGAATAGACTGAAAAATAGGAGCACCAACGGGGATAGTAAACGCAGTAAGGTCAACAGACACACCGGTCAGTGTTGTCGTCCCCTCGCCCCCTGTATAGGTAAATTCTCTCCATACCCCTCCTGAATCCTTAACTCGCCCACCTCGTGTACCCGAAGCAAGCCATCGTTTTTCTCCCCAAGTAGTTGTACCCTCTAAAGTGAGCGTATTAACTGTTGCTGAGGCAAACGTAGCTGTTGCTCCACTCCACGCATAGATATTTGAAGTCCCATTGACTAAGATAAGCCAATCAGTAAGTTCAGTATTATCCCAGAATGTTGTCGAACGGAACTTCCCTCCGCTAAAACTGTTATTTAACACTTCCCAAGCTCCATAGTATAAAATCTCAATCACACCGTTGGTGTCATTGAAGTATGAACGCCACATAATTTGCTCTCCACTTGATGTCTTCCAGCTTCCCCCGCCCTGTATACCATATCTATCCGTAGAGCGTCCGCCCACATACTCAAAACCAGGTCGTACTCCGACTTTTTCTCCATCCACAATGATACAGTTTTGAGAACCACTTATAGCGACTCCACGGTCTTCTTTCGTAACATCTCGTTTTTCTTTATAACCCAAGAAACGGTCAGTGATTGTAAATGATTTTAGCGCTTCTTCTCTTGGCATAAATTAATATTTTATTATATTAGTATATTTTGAACTATTACAGCTTTGGCATAAAGGTTGGATATTTTCAATTAAGTCTGAACCACCTTTACTTAGTGGTATTATATGATCTTCTGTAAGAGATATTATTGTTTTTTAGACATATATCATAGAGCATTATTTATGTTGTCTAATTTAACAAAATGTGTGTGTCTTTTATTAGTATTGATAGTTGGTCGATACATATAATTTCGCTCTTTAATTCGTCTACTAGGATACATTTGAGCATATGTTGCTTTAGCTTCACGATACTCGTTAAGGCGTATTTGTATCATCTCTTTGCTCAATGGGATAGAAGTTGAGGCTTCATACGCACACGATGCCAACCAGACACGATATTCTGCATCAGTTGCGTTGATGACATCCTCATTAGTAGTAGAGTCAAGTTTCCATACCCCAGCTGAAGACTGCCACGGGAACTTTGAATAATAGATGTGTTGTATAGGGTCACCAATCCCAGCCATCAGGGAGTCAAACACAAATTCTTCAGTAATACTTGGAGCTGATGAGTAAGTTATTTTTATCTTAAAGTAATCGATTGCTGTGATAACTGGGCTCCCTGTTGCTGTTCCTGTAGTAAACGAAACTAAGTTATACCCAGGCTTGAAACTTGTCGTATCAAATGGTTGACTTGCAAGAACAGTGTAATAATTTGACGTATCAGAGCCATAATACAAACTAACTGAAGTGAGATTGGTTACTGTCGGGAAGTACACCCACACAAAGAACCGATTATATCCTGTTAAATCAATAACGGTCATCGTAGAGTTTACAATAGATATTTCAGTACCACCTGAAGCCATATCGCACGAAATAGCACTTCCCCCAGTGATATAGTTAAATTCGTTGACTGCAATATTTTCACCATCGTCTCCTGCAGACCACGTGCCATTACTTGTTAGACTGTCCATTCCGTGAATAAGCAGGTTAGTATCATCAGTATTGAAATCCCCCAACATCCATTGTAATCCATCGGCATAATCAAACGCAATGGTGTCTTTTTCTTGCATAGTTCTAAACACATTCGGGCTTACTTTTCGATATCTTCGAGAACTTGGGTTGTCAAAGTTTTTGTACATCAAAACATCCACTAACGCCTCTTGTTTCATATCTGCGTGCAACGGGTAGCGAAAGATATCATCGTAAACAGCTTGATAAGTTAAAGAGTGTCGCAGTAAAGAAGAGTAGTCATACGAAGCCACTTCATTTCGTAACACTTGGTTGATAAGTGTACGCACTGACACGGGGATAGAACCAGACTTGTTTTGTATTTTTACATTCAAATCATTCAAAAACTGTAGATAGGTATAATTAAAAGACTGGGTTGATATGCTCCCCGCTAAAGCACTGGTAGATTCACCATCGTAAGTAGACATAAGATATAATTAAAACATGAGTAACATTTTATCGTTTGTCTCTCCGTACACATAGAAAGACAAATCTGTTGAGCTAACTGGTGTCCATGTGACAAAATCTGTTGTGTGTACATAATTACCTGAATGTGTCGGGGAAGAACTATCTCCTTCAACACCTACTATATGTGATGTATTACCATCACCAGGGTATTCTAGTGATAATATGTATTTGGCTCCATTTGATAAATTTATTTTATTTTCTCCACTAAAAGTAAAAGTGACAAGTGAACCACTACTAATCGTGGTTACATCCACAGTATCAGATTCGGCTATAGAATCGCCCGTTGGTACAGACGATGTACCGTGCGTACCAGTTGCATTATAGACTTTTGCCGACACATTTCCAGTGGGTGTTGAAATCTTGCTAACCAAAAATTTACAAGAATCTAATTTAACACTTTTACCTGTAAAAGATTGAGCGACAGCTTTTCTTGAGCCTGTTCTCATTGTTGCCAAAAAACCGTCTACATTGCTTTCATTGTATGTGTCAACAGTCTTTATCATACTAATCCTCTTCTACACTGGCGACGCAACCCCATTTTGAGGTAACGGTGTCATAAATAAAACCTACAATTAGTCTTTTGTTTGCTGTTGTAGTAGTCGGTAATGCTACCCCCACCGCTTCAAAACTGTCACCCCACGTAATTGCTCGCCCTGTTCCATCGTCTTTTATTCTAAATAATAATTTTTGAAAATTAGTTGGTGTACCACTCAAATTAGTGGTCATTGAGGTAATCGCCTCCTCTTGTGCGGTAATAGTCACTGCATCACAATTATCTGTGTTGATAGTGGGAGTTGCGTGTGAGGTTATGGTGGTTATACGAGGTGTTATGCGTTTATTGGTGAATGTGGTTGTTTCATTATTGGTAATCTTGGTATTAAGTTGTGTCTGTATAGCACTCGTCACCCCACTCAAATATCCTATCTCGGCAGTAGTTGCTCCGGCGGTTTTTGTTTCAAGTTGTGTGATTTTGTAGTCGTGTGAGCTTGTTACCGCTGAACTATTTACACCGACTTTAGCCTCAAGTGCTTCGATAGCGTCATTTTGGTCAGATTGTTGCCCAGCCAAAGAAGGTTCAGACCTACTATCTGTTGGTTGCGGATTCTCAAAGTCATCCAATTGTGAGGGGTAGCTAATAGACATATTATTTTCTGGTTGTTCCAAGTTTTACACCGGTTGCATAATCTGCTCCACCAGCAAGAAGCGTAAGTACCCCTGCGATATATGTCGCAATGTCTGTGTCATACACACCTTTTAGAGATAATAGTGCATTGGTAAGGTGTGCAAGACCAAACAATATTGCTTTTTTCCCGTGTAAAAATTCGAGTGCGTTATACATATTCATAATGATTACCCTCTGGAATAGCATCCAGAAGTTCTTTTTGGACATAGGATAGTCCAATTTCTGATTTAAGTTTAAAAAAAGTTTTCATTCCGTCGTCTCCCCTGACGTGGTGTTTCACGCCGTCTTGAATTACATAGCACTTCGGGTCATCAAAATGGTCTGCAACTTTGACCATCTTCCCTTCGTATTGTTTTTTCCACGCCTCAAGTCGAGACTCAAGGGGCAACATATCTTCAATATATATCCCATAATGTGAAAAATCTCTGGTGTAGACCATTCCATTTTTTCCATACTGCTTACCAAATGTCTGTGGATTTTCTTTGAGATTCATTTTGTAGCCACTGAGTTCGCAGGCGTGTCCACCTTGTAAAGAACCTGTAAAAGGGAGCACATAGTTAAATCGTGCAGGATAGTTATTGTTTGAATACCATTTGTACCCAACAAATAGTGTGTGTCCATTATCAAGTGCTTCGTATGCGGTGCTGTCTGTATGGATTTTTCGGTATTCAGATGTTCTAAACTTTTCAGCTATCTTGGATAAACGTATAAACTCTGCGTTTTCCATACTGACAAAATGTTTAAACGAGCTAAACCTACTTCTATCACTTGGGCATTCATATTCAGGTACATATCCGATGTTGTAAGGGATTTTATTTCCCACTTCTAAGGTACTAAATCCGTCTTTAGAGAGCCACCCATTACGATAGGCAACCACTACAAGCCAACGTGCGGAGAGATGTATACCTTGTTGGTGCGAGGCTCCTTGCGCACGAGAGAAAAAGACACAAGTATTATCCGGCTGTTGGTTAAGTATAAGCCCATCAAAAATACTCCATTCATCACGTTTGCGTTCTTTCATAAACACACCCAGTTCTTCGGCATTGTGGTCTCGTGCATCTTCCGGGTGTGCCAAAAGTCCTGTTGGCTGACTTTGTACCAAGCTAATTACTTGTGCTTTGACTGCATTTTTAAGTGTTTGGTATTTCATATTAAAAAGTTATATATTCTTCAATGGGCTCAGAAACATCAATAATCTCATTCCACCCACCCCAGATTTTTTCGTCTCGCCCAAACTCGAATTTAGCAGGGTTTTCAATCCAAATAAGTTTTCCAGTCACTGTTCCTACCCAAAATACCTTTGGACTGGTGGTGTTTTTAATAAGTTTCCCCCTGTACTGTTCAAAAGGGTTTTTTAATTCAAGGGTCATAATTGACGAAAAACTAAGTGGAAAGTCTGCGGACAGTGTTCGCACTTGCATATAATGGTCTAAAATATCCACTTTACCATCTGGATGTACATAGAGCGCTACTACTCGATGACCAAACACTGTTTTATCAGTATGATATACCCCATCAGCGTCTCGTACACTTGCTGAGGGGATAGAAACACCCACAGGTGAATAGGTAAGTGCTTCTCGTAATGCCTTTTTGTGTACATAGGGCGTTGCCTCGTGCCAGCCCCAGCTTGCCTCCCACATATCAAACCATTTAAGCGCTTCATCCTTTATATTTTGAGGGATTTCACTATAGTATTGTTCGGGAGTCATTATTTTTTTATCCCACGCCCACTGGTCTTCTGTAACAATACCGTGTTTTTGAGTTAAAGAACTGAGTGCTCCTGAGGCATAGTTACCCACTTTATAGGTAGTTCCACTCATTTTTGAGTTAAATCTGTCCGAATAATTGTACTCTTTACCATATTTATAAATTCCAAGTATCTCAGCTTGATTTGTTGCAGCGAAATTGGTACACGCATAGGTATCAAATATATCGCTATATTGTTGTTCGTGTACAGGTAAAAATGGTCGCCAGTCTGCAATATTGTTAATCGCTTTCAATTCTCCACCAAGTAACGATTCACCCTCTATTTCTTCAATCGGACGCAAAGACTCGTCCAAGAGACCTGAATTAGGCAGAAATAAGTAATTGTCTTTGGTGAGTAGTGGTTCCATATTACACAGTCTTATAGTATTTAGGTAAATATTTTTTCGGCTTACTTTTCTTAACAGTTGCCTTGACACGATGGGGAGTATTCGATTTCGGTTTCAATTTCAATTTGACTTTGGGCATATATCGCAGTGATGATACGTTGATTTAAAATTTCATTTTGTAAAAGTAGTGCAATAAAACCAAGTAAGACTCCCAAAATAAACAAAAATAATATAATTTTTTCAGGTAAGCCAATTTTCATAGAATTAGAGATATTACTTGTTCTGCATTTATCCCAAATAGCGTAACTACGGATGCAACAGCAACAATTTTCCAAATTAAGTTTTTGATACGTTGTCGTTCTTGCTTATTTGTTTCGTAAGTCTCTTTAATGGAGTCCCCGTATTTATTGATAAAATCATCGTGTCTATTAACTCTACCATTGGTTAATCTAGTTTGTTCGTGGATGTTCTCAGTCGTCGTTTTAATTTGTATGACAAGCTCTTTGACTTCTGAAATAGACTCGCCGAGTTCTTTGTTGATTGTGAGTTGACGTTCCATAAAACGTAAGGTTTCAGGGCTAGGTGAGTCTGCCATATTACTTCTTCTTTAGAGATTGTCTTACTCCCTCAAGTAACTCAAGCACCTGCCCGACTACAACAGATGAGCGAGTTGTATTCTTTTCAAGCATTTCTTCAATAACTTTCAAATCAGCGTTATCAATATCAATCTCTTTTTCATTAAAAAATTTATTCATCATGGTATATCTCTTTACATGACCAAAACTGCACTTATCTTCAGGGCTTGCAAGCATGTCTGCAATTAGTCTACCAATAGAAAATGGCTTCACTTCTCCTCCTTCTGTAATAGTAATTTGCTCTCCGTTAAGAGCTTTGAGACCTATGGTTGTATCTATCTTCATACTTATGGATTAGGTGTCGGGACAGGGGAAATGTCCGACAGGTTTTTAAGTTTAGTTAATTTAGATTTTTTTATCTTGAGTCCTTCTGGCTTGAGTGCTTCAAGGTCTTTAGCCTGCACTCGTTTTTGGGCTAAGTTTCTTCCAGTAATTTCGTCCACAATAAACGTCGTTCCTACTAATTGATTCTTATCCCACGTAAATTCCACGGTTCGTAGTTTATTCATAGTATAGCATTTTACGGTAAAATAGTCGCCCCATAATCCAGAACGATAGCGTCACCAAATTCGTCCAAGGTATCAATACCAAAGAAATGGTCGTCAAAATCAGTTTTCAAGGTAGCTACTGGCTCACTGATTTCATTACCGTCAGCGTCTCTCGTGGTGACAATCTTTGAGTACCAATAATTTTTATAGACAAACGGAACAGGAGCACGCCAGAGTTTTGTTAAATCGGCTTGAGATTCATACGCAAAGGCATAGAAGGTGTAGCCATTAGGTTCCGCTGAAAAATCTTCTTCAACATTGTAGTATGAGAGCTGATAATAGGCTTCAATCGTTTCGCCAGTGTCAGGGTGAATTGTCGGTTGTGTCCAGTGCATATTTTTTTAATTAAAAAGCGGTTACTCCGTCCCATTCCCATGCTACCGGCAAATATGAAGCATTATTGGAAGCCCATACATAGGTTAAGTCGGCAAAGCTTCCCTTTCCTGTTGATTGCTTATTTAGAGTATAAACCCCATCTAATCGCCCGGGAGTCGTTACATGACTTGCTGTAGAACAGGTTAAATAAACAGGAAAAAGCCTATACTCTCCACTTGCCGTGTCTTGTCCGTACTGTCCGGTGGTAAGAATATGTGTATTAACACCAAAAGGTTCTGTCGGATGTAGTGCAATAGACGTTAAATCATCAACCGCCGAAAGCTTGAGTAATGAGTGCGTAAGAGAAGCTGTTGCGTTCCCAGTTCGTATGTGAACGTTTCCTGTATAGGCTGAAATTGAGGCATTGGTAGTGTCCCCTGTATGTACATCTAATAAATCCCCACAATACATAAAATCCATCGTCGGGCTGTTGTCTGCAAAAAGAATAAATCGTGAAGTGTTAGCCACAACAGACCAAGTAATTGTTGAGTCAACAATCGTCATATCTACCGTGGTGACAACCGCACTTCCCCAGTTTCCTGCTGTAGTCATGTCTGCATTGTCCGCTCCTGTTGACCACCCTCCCAGTGGAGCAAGAATAAACCGAATAATAGTAGCCGACTGAAACTCAATCCCCAGTTGAAAAGTTGATCCGCCGTTAGCCTGCAAAACAATATAATCATTTACTGCTGGTAGATTTGTGCGCCATTTGTTGTCAGCCGCCAGAGAATCCATGTCCGTGGCCGTACCAGGCACTTCATGTGGTGAAGCTGATCCGGCTGAATAGGTATCTATTATTGTCCAACCAGGACCAGTAAACCCGCTTAAGTCATTGACTAAAAAACGAGCGAAATCTCCTAGAAATTCTTGTGTCCCCCCCTTTGCTGCTTTGTAAAATGTATTAGCCATAATTTTTTATTAAATAGTTCCTTTAGGATCAGTTGTTTGTTCGGAGATTTTGCTTACTCCGATTTGTGAATCTTTTGGATCTGCCGTTACTGGGCATATCGTTGGTGTCGGTATGTTAAATATTGCTGGCATATAATTATGAATCAATTAACCAAGGATTGGCCTCCTTAGCTTCCAAGGAATGAATAAACCACGTCCCATTGGCAAACATCATTTCTAGGGTATTCCCTACCGTATCAGACCTAACATACCCTCCTCCCGCTGATACCGTGTCTACATATCTAATCACATCCGAACCACTCGCAATCACTTTAAGATAAGAATTGTGTTGAACTATAAATCTAAAATTTAATCCGTCAGACCCAGTCGGTAAAGTCAAATCAACCGCTGCGGTATTATAAAATGTTTTACCTGTTTCAGCGGTGGTTATGGTGTCATTACTTCCCATTGCTTCAATAATAACACCTGCGGTAATAGTAGTGATTATTCCGCCCGTAACCGTAGCGGAATCATTTTTACTAATAGTTCCTGAAACACCGTCCGTACCATTTGCATTAAAATTAGTGTTCGCTTGTACTTTACCAGTCGAAATAAAATGGGCGGCGCTGCTGGACGAATCAAGCGTCAAAGCGTTGTTGGCGCTGCGATACAGCCACGGGGCATTTGTGGTTCCCCAGCGTATCATATTATTAACTTCGTTCGTGCCGTCGAGTTGAATCGCTCCGTTGAATGTTGAAGAACTACTTACGCGTCCAATTTCAAAACCATAAACATTGCCGGCGGTAGTTCCAGTTCCAGCTAACGCCCAAAAGTATCGCCACGCATTACTGACGGTTAAGTTCCCAAAAGTAATAGTTGCCACCGCAGCGGCAGCACTTGGTGAGGTTGGGACCGCTCCGCCAGTGGAAAAATCGGACAGAGCATAGACACCCCCGTATACAGCATTGGAATAAACCGTGTCACAAGTTGAGTTGATTTGTCCAGTTGCACTAATACCAGCAATTGTCGTACCTGTATAACCTACTCGCGAATCACGTGCCCCATAGAAAAGACCGTACGCCGTTCCAGTCATGTTACCTGTTGAAAGATTGGCAAACCCAAATACTCCACCCAGCCCGGAACTATTGTTTGCCCCGCCGTTCAGGGTGATGTTGACAGTTTGAGTTGAAGCAAAACCAGTATTTCCCCAAACAGTAAAGTTATTTAAAAATAAGTTGGGTGAAGAGGTGACGGTGAAAACTGTTTTAGTAAAATTATTAAATACGGTAGACGTAGGTGTCGCTCCGTAGCCAATTCCCCCATCCGCTCGTATTATATCGGGAGTTGTCCAAACATTAGCGGCACTGCGGTAAAATTGACAATCGCCACCAACAAGAAGACCACCTGTTGAGCCTTGAGTTGACAGTGCTAATTGCCCATTATCATCCACTGTTGCATTTGCTCCGTCTTGAATGATTTTTCCTGTCGTTCCATCAAACCTTGCTATAGAATTGTCTGTTGCTGATGATGGCCCCAATACATCCCCACCAGCAGCACTACCAGTTGCCGCCTCTCCGAACTTCCCCGCAGGGATAAACACCGCTTTAGTCGTATCATTGAGGTCGGTACATCCTTGTCTAATAATAAGCCATCCTCTCAGTGAAGTTTCGGCTAAAGCAGGTGAAACTGATGGAGAATAATTAGCCAGAGCACTTTGAGCGTTAGACAACGAAGTATATATTTCTTGACCATAAATCAAAAACACGTCGTTAATTGCCGCACTGTAATAGATAAGTTTAATTTGCCACTTGTTGGAAGTAACAGAAGCCAGTGTTCCCGAACCGTCATCATAATTATTAGGGTCAATATCTTCAGTTGCGGATGTAGTCGTAAATCCTCCCGCCCCATTTCGATATTGATATTGGAAAGAGACAGGGTCTTGTAGAGCGTCTGTGGTTAGACTACTTACCTTTGCTCCATTGTTGTAATTCGTACCAATTCTGAATGTTTCTCCTGCTGATTTTATCATTTTCAGATTTGCACCATCAGGCTGAAACACGTTCCCTGATTTGTTAATAGTACCAATAGCATGAAAAGCGTCAAAAATGAGTCCTGTCATATCTCCCACAATGTGAGCGAGAGGTAACACGTCGCTAATACTTGTTAGATTTGTATGGATAAGCCGACCCAGAAGTATGTAGTCTCTGTAATCATCATGAGTAGTTATCCCCGCACCCTGAATAATAGCTCCGTTTGAATCTATAAAAATGTTTGTAGTTCTCTGAGTAGCGATGTTCGTGACCGTTTGGGCGGTAAACTCATTCCATGTTACAGTAATGATTGTTGGATTATTGGGATCTGTCCAGGTGTCTACTATCTGCCCTGAACCTGGGGAGACTTCAAACTTAGTAGTGTCGGCGTTGATAGATAACACACCACCATTGATAAGTCCGGTAGCGGTGTTACGAACAGAGCGAATGCCAGCCTCTTGTAAAGCTGTTTCGACATTATTACCAATATAATAAGAGCCTGCGTCGGTAACAGAAATATATTTAGCCTCGCTGAGAAGAAATTGTGGTAGGAGGCTATCCATATTAAATCACTTTATAAGTGTAATTTATTAAATCAGTTGCGTCACTTGACGATATATAAATACTTGTCCCACCTTCTACTTGGAAACTTGCAGGATTTCCTCTCAACTGTAATCCTACAGCTGTTCCGGGCGTGCCTGTATTGTCATATGACCATCGTACCGTTCCCTCAACATCTTCTTTATCAAATGTTATGACATAATCGTCAGCGGGAGGTGAAGATGGTACGGCTTGCCAAGCGGTTGAAAGGGTAATTTGTCCGTGAGAAGTTGCGCCAGTCGGTACTTGACGTAAAGAAACCAGAATATCATCTTGCTTTTCCTCTGTGGCAGGATTTATAACAGCTTCAGCGTCATTTAATAATCCAACTTTTGAAAATTCGCTATCCATATTATAAGACTGAGTACACTTCGGTGAATGCTTCCCAATGAAATGTTGAGGAAGTTAATCCGTTTACTTTTAGCAATACAGAACCTGTTGATGTTACCATTTCAAAACCTAGACCAGATGATGCATTACTATCACAAGTAGTCGTTCCAATCTGTGTTACAGTTGAGCTCACATTCTTATATACTGCGTTACAGTGCCAACCACCACCGTATGTTGAAGTGGTTGCGTCCCCCACTCCGTTAGCGACCACATTCACTACTATTTGTGTGGTTGAAGTCGGATTTGAGAGAGCTATGGTTTTAATGGTTGTAGTAGTCACCTCTGTTGTGGTAAGAGTTGAGGTTGTTTCTCGATTGAGAAAACCACGATTAGACGAAAATCCGTAGCCGAGCATTGAGGTTGTACCAATACCAAGTATGGCTAAGATTGCAAGTATTCTTTGTTTCATAGAAGTTCTTTAACTTGTTGATTAACTTTAGAGACTTTATGTTGTTTTGCTGTCTTATAAATATCATTAAGAGCTTGCTGTTTTATTACAGCGATGTTCTCTTCTCGTTTCTCAATTTCCGCTTTTTCTTTGGCTAGTTTCTCTAATTTTTTACCAGCTTTGAGACTCTCTACTTTATTGACATCGACGAGGTGTTTATGCTCTACTTTAAGCATTTGATTTTGTTTTTCAAGTTCCTCATTTTGTTTAATAAGAGCTTTCTTTATTTGTTCTGGCTCAATGAGGAGTGTTTTTGCGTCCTCATTCGCTTGAGAAAATATATTTTTAGCTTTTAGTACCGCTTCATCTAATAACTCTTTACTTTTGACGACATTTTTTTCGTAGACTTCTTTTTGTTTGCTGGTTTTTTCTTTGAGTTCTTCATATTCTTTTGTTAGATTTTCTTTTTGTAAATTAAAGGTATCTTGTATTTGTTTGAGTCCATTTTTATACGACAGAATGTCCGTTTTGAGTTGGGTTTGTTCAGTTTTTAATATCTTGACTTGTTCTTGTGAAGTAATTACTTGCTGTTGTACTTTTACAAGTTCCTGCCTTTTAAGACTGAGCGTTTTATCTGTCTCCTCAATATCATTTTTCAATCTATTAAGTTGTCCGGTATGTCCAAGAATATCTAAAGACGCAAGTTGTTTAGCAAGTACATCATATTTCTTCTGTTCAGTGTCAATCTCGTGTAAGATAATCTGCATTTTAGACGAAATAGTCTCAAATTCTTGCTTTTTCTCTTGAATTTGTGCGTCTAGATTCTCGATGTCTTGCGTTTTCCCTGATACACCAAATAATTGCTTCTCAGCTTTTGTCAAAACGACCTGTTCTCTACTGAGAATTTTCATATTATCCAAATAAAACCACACGAACAACTGTATCTGCCGTGGTGGTAATGAATAAATTTGTTACGGGATATCCTGAGATTCTAATTTCTTCACCAGCAAGTAGGTTTATAGTACTTGCTGCTGCAAGGTTTAGTCTTACTGTACACGCAACATCAGCATATACCGTTGTTACTTTAGAAGTAGCTACCGTACTAAACATCGATTCCTCTGTATCTACATTATAATTTGTTTCAGCTCCAGTGATAGTAAAAGTCTTTGCTTCATACAAAGTAAAGTCATTTCCCTCTGTACTAACTACATTGACGTCGAGACAATTTTTAGTAGATTTTGTTGTTCCTGATATTGCGTGTTCATTAGTCACGCCAGGTGCGTAAATTGGGGGCATATATTTGAGTTAAGGCTGAGCCTCAGGCTTTCGCCCATTTATTAAGTTATATAGGGAGACAAGTGTTCGTCTGCCCTATAATTCAACAAACTACGTTGCTGAACACGTAAGTTTTGATGCCGTTAGTGCTCCACTTGCTCCGATAAACCAATTAGTTCCATTAGAGCGGAGTTCTACAAAGTCACCGAGGTTTTCACCATCACCTACAAAGGTGAGTGTGTCTTCTGCATCACAGTCCACGACTGCTCCTGCAACAATTAAAGCTCCCTCGATATGATTACCAAGGTCTGATGTTTGAATGGTGTTAGTTGAGGACATCGCACTATCCACGACAAATCGGTAAAACACACCAGCTGAGGTGGAAGTAGCCGGAAGCACAAATGCAGTACTACTTACTCCACCAAAATAGAATGTTTCACCAGACATTGCGACGGTAAGAGTTGTGGTAACAGTTGATGTGAGGTTAAGGTCAGTGTATCCCTCAAGTGTGTTGAGTGTACCTGTCAAAGCCAAATCACCACCAATTGTTACATCATCGGTAATTGCTACATCATCAGTAACGGTCAAATCAGTTGTCTGTGTTTCACCAGTTACCTCAAGATGAGTGAACTTAGTTGCACGTTGTGCAATACCGAGTTCGCTTACATCGCCACTACCGTTGTAGTTAAAGTTCTCTACATTTTCAATTACAATACCCGACACTGCGGCGTACGCAACTGAAGCGGTAAAAAGCACAGCAACTACAACTCCAATAGCCCACGAGTATTTTTTTAGTTTTTCCATAGGATATTAAGTTATATGAGAGGGGGAGTTTCCTCCCCCGTCGTTAGTTACTAAGCCTGTGAACCTGTACTTTTCAAAGCATACTCGAAATTCGAATATCCGAATGCGCACGCACCGTCCACTGAGATTTTGATAGATTTAGTATCAAAATCTACTTCCTGTTCAATCTTTGGTTCAATCAAACTCACATACCGAAGTGAAGTTGAATTGTCAGATGCACCAGGTGCCGCCATTACATACCACGCTGTATCAGAACCACCGTTTGCAGCTCCAAGGTACGTTGTTGAGATAACATCTACTTCTCCGGCAAAGTAGTTGGTATCGTTGTTTGCTGTATCGGAACGTAGGGTTGATTTCGTGATTTCAATAGCCAACTTTGAAAGAGCGGTAGGTACGACCAATACAATTTTTCCGTTGTAGTTAATTGGCAATCCTCGACCGTTCAACATTTCCATCAACTGTTTTCTAGCCTCAAAAAGAGAAGTTTCGTTCAACACTGGATTTACACCAGAATAAACACCAGAACCTGTACCAGTGATTACATTAGAACGCACAGCAAATCCAGGTACTTTACTAGGATGTGAGGCGCTAAAGAAAGAAACACCATCATCCAAACGATATGTTGGAAAGTTAGATGAAGTATCACTTGTTGAGTTACCATCATTCAAGATAGTCCAAAAGTTCCGTTCAAGTGTTCTATTCATCGCGATACGAAGCTGTCGTACTTCATCCAATTTAGCTTCTAAATCAGCAGGTCGAGTAGCCATCAAAAGCTGAGACACACTCACACCTTTACCTTTTTGAGACAAAACATATTCAGTTTTGTAAGCTGGGTATGTCCTGTCATACTTGATTCCATCGCCTTCGTTAAATTCCTCTACATATCCAAAGCCAGTCACACCTTCAGTTCGATAAATCAAGCTGTCAGTTTGTACTTTCTTATAGATTGGCAGACTCATCCAACTAGGGGCTAGGTCTTTTGTTTCGTCAATGATTTCATTGACTTGGGCGGAAACTCCTTTTACAAAGTCGCCCCATTGTCCTGTTTGCATAAAATTTTAGTTAGAGTTAATAAGGAGCTTACAACCAGAATTGAGATTCTTGAATGTGTACCAAGACTGAATTATCTGGTGCAAGTGGGTCTGGGTCAACACCTTCAATACAGAATGATGCAGTTGTTGAAACAGTTGAACTTTCATCCAAATCAACTGAACCGGCACCACAATCTGTGTTGTAGCCAGCGAGACCTGAACCAGTTGTTGTACCAAGTGCTGCATCCTGAGCTACACTATATACACTCAATTTTGAGACATCTACAACAGCAACAGCGAGTTCGGTTGCTCCTGCGGTATAAGTATTTGTGAAGTCTCCACCAGCTCCATTGTCAGTCAATGGTGAACCATCCAATTTTCGGATATCCGCCACAATACCAAGACCTTCTCCACCAACACCCCATGTTACTAGCTTGCCAGAAGCAAGTTTGACAGCCTCGCCAACAGAAATAACAGATGCATTGGTGATAACATATTCACGCAATACTCGTCCGTCGTTAGCAAGTCCGCTTTTTTTGAAAACAAACATACATTTTTATTTAATAAATTAAGTCTTATATTTCATCCATTTTTTTACATCACCTTTAAAGTATTTTTGAGCCATATGCTTATCGTATTCTGATACGGCTGATGACTTGTTAGGTGGTGTACCCGTGAAGTTCTGAGTACTTGATGAGTTTTTAGATTGTTCTTGCTTTTTAATAACTTTAGAGGCTATAGCGAGCTTGCCCTTATTAGCAAGGGCTTTGGCATCACTTACATAATCTCTAATATCCCTGCGAGACCACCCTGTTTTGATGATTCTGTTGTCAAAGTACCAGCGAATGAGTTTCTTTTCATCGTCATTAGACGATATCTTTTCCACTTCTTCGTCAATGGTATCTTCAGTTAGTGCAGACATTTGTTCCTCTACTTGTTTTTTGACAAGTAAGCTTATGTCTGGGCTTTCCTCCTCATCTTCATCTTGTTCTTCATCTTGCTCATTACTTCGTTGTTTGAGCTTCAAGATTTTTTTATCTTGTTTTGTAATACGTTCGTTCTTTTGGGCTAATTCACCCTGTAAACGCTCATATTCAGACTTATAGTCAACACCTTTGTCATCAGATTGCTCATCTTCAGACTCGACGCTTTCCTGCTTTTCAGCAGACTGGTCGCCTTCCAGCTCGGTGCCTTCTTCGTTTGTTTCAAGATTTTCATCTTCAGTAGTTTCTTCTACTTTTTTATCGTCTTCCGACATACACATTTTGATTAGAGAGGTCATTGGCAGACCTCGTAATTAACGCATTTATGAAGGTCGTGGCAGACCTAAAAAACTATGACCTGTTAAGTCATAGTTCTCTTCATAAAACATCCAGCGACAGATGCCTTACGAAGATAATTATGACTTCACAAGGTTTGTCGCTGAATTGTTAATTGTCTAGTATCCTATTTTATAATGTAACAAACTGTTATCTACCTTGACTTCAACACTACCCTTTACTAGTTCCCTAATCTCTTTTTCTTGATGAGCTGGAGCGTATATATAAATCTTAGTAGTAAAGTCTTGAGTAGGCTCTCTGAAATCCTTAATTGATTGGTATATTTGGTCAAAGGTCATATTTATTCTTTAAAATCTGATACTATTATTTTTTCATTTTTTCTCTAAATATATTACCACATTCACAAATTCCCAAGAAAATAGCCCTCATTTTGTGTTTTTGACTTATTTTATCCCTCAAAGTAAGTGCCTCATTCTTATCTTCTCCTTCTCTAAACCAAATATATTTTCTCAACTCAACCGTTTTGCCACATTCACACAGATTAGCATAATTTTCAGTAATAATTACTTTCATATGATTATCTTACCATTTTACAGGTTCGCCAGTCTTGGGTTTCTCATAACTAGCAAACTCTTTTAATTTAGTACGTTGAGTTAATACATAATAAATCATCGCTTTACCAAAGAGCATATCTGTTGCAGTGTTACTCTCTCGTGCCATCTTAGTAATCGCAAGCTGTTCCATTAGGCGTAAAAACTCAATATAGAACTTACTTTCTAGTATTTGTTTTGCTTCAAGCGCATATTCTTCTCGTTTATCTGGGTTCAACTCTGTAAACACTTCCTCAATGAGTGGTGCTTTGAATACTTGTGCGAGTATCCAATTAGCTAGAATGTGTTTTAGTTTGTTCATACAAGTTCATTAAGTTTTTTTTGTCCTACAAAGTTTTGTGCTTTCTCATTGACTCGTTTTCCCAATAACTCAATCACCAACCCGCATTCATACACTTGTAGACCTTTTTCTTCAAAAAGTTTATATAGTTCGTTTGCTTGTTCAACAAGGTGCATTGCTTTGTCTTGTTGTTCTTTTGCTTGTTTTTGTTGTAATTCTTTAGCTTGTTTTGCTAAGTTCATAGTGTCGCTGTTAATTATTTACGTTTCTTTGTTTTTTTTACTGGTTGTTCTTTTACCTCTTCTGACACTTCTACAAGTGTTTCTTCCAGTACTTCGTCTGATACTTCAACTGGTTGTTCTTTTACAACCAATAGACCTTTTGGCAATTTATTTTCTAGCTCAAATTCCAGCTGTTGGTCGGTTGTACCAAACCATTTAATCCCATACTGCCCTGCTAATTGCATTTGTTTTGCTTGTGGTAATGCTTTCCACACACTAAGTAGTCCCATATATTATATAGTTACACCTTCTTTCGGTGTGTTTAAATTAACTTGTTTTTAGGTTTAGACATTGGTTTTTGTTGTTGCTCCATAATGTTACGAGCCATCTGGTCTATCGGTTGCTCTCCACTGGGTAGATACTTGTATTCTTCCCCAGGTACAAGTTGACCAAGTAACAAATCTCTCGTCACTGCCTCCATAATCTGTGGGTTTTGCTGTGCAAGTGGGTTAGCAAGCATTCTGTCATATAGACCAAGTGAGCGAGTTATCTTGGTTTGTCTGTCCATAAATGTTGGCTCTACTTTTACCAATAATTTTAGTCGTTCCATTATCGCAGGGTTCATCTTAAAAATAGACATTTCCTTACTTGATTCTTCGTCTAATAAATCAAAACTACGTTTCATCTCGTCTTTTTCATTGACTGGCATATCTGTTGTAAATTCAATCTTGCGTGTTACTGTTTTACCCGAGACTTGTCGATTAGGAAGTATAATCGGCATCATTTTAATTTCAGCGTCAGTATCGGTTATCTCTCCAATATCAGCGATTGGGATGTGTTGCAATACAAGACCAAGTGCCAGTTCTCCCAGTTGTTTTACCAAGTGTCCTAGCATCTCTCCACTAAGTCCCAAGACTGTCTGGGCGTTAGCTTCAAGACGCTGTACTTCATATTTCGTCTTATTACCTCCACCATCTACACCTTGTTGTAGTGGAGCTTGTGAGCTTTCATTTTGTGCACCTTCAAGCATTTGAATGACACGCAACGCACCTGATAAATCCGAGCCATTGTTAATTGGTACTACGCCAGCCTCTTTACTCTGTGTGTTAGTGTTCATCCCTGGGATAACTACTGAATTATCCATCTCTTCAAATCCGTATGAGAATGTTGCGGGGGTCGCTTGGTATCGTGCCATATCTTTGACAGCGTTCCATAGGTCGTTAAGGTCAATTTGTACTGATGCCAATTTAGACACAAGAGACTTCTTGATAATAAATCGGTTGTGTATACGTTCATACCCTGTCTCAGCAAATTGATACTTTTTGTCCATTCGTCGCATTGGTCTATCGGGGTCGTTGTGTACAAGTATTCCATTGATATATACCAATTCAAGGTCAGCAAATCTATTGTAATACGTGTCTTCGTATACCTTCGTGCCATTCAAATTTTCGTCATCTTTCTCGTAAAATGTTGTATCGTGCTCATTAAAAAATGTATATTTACCCGGTGTTACATATCTAAAATTAGGTGTGTCCTCATATTTAATCTGTGCTTGTGTATAGTCAATAATACGTCTTGTAATGATAAAGGGTTGTTTTTGTATGTCTACTTCGTGGATATTACCAAAATATATCTCATCATATGGGATGATGTCGAGTTGGAATCCACCAAATTCATCATCATTGATTTCTTGGTACTCCCATTTCTTACCATCTTTTTCTTCGTCTAGTTCTTTTTTAATCTTTCGAGTGGCTTTGACATAGTCCATCTTAATTACCACTATTGGCTCAGAGATAAACGCATAGAGTATTTGCATCATTTTTTCGCTATAGTGTGCTTGTTCAAGTGCCCACTCCACCATATCCCCAAACGCAATAGATGCATCTTTGTCTTCTTCGCTTTGTTCGTTTTGTGCGATGATTGTTGGGTAAAGGTACGCTTGAATAAGATGCGCCATAATAGAAATACATCTATTGCGCACCATTGGGTTGACTGTATTGGCTTTCCAATAATCACTGGGGTCGCCACTTCCAAGAGGGGTGTTTCCATTAAACATCTCTTGGTCTTTGCCCGCTCTGTCGTAGATAGTACACCCATTTAATTCACTCCAAGTTTGGTCTATATAATCTTGAGCTGTCTTGTAATCTCGTTTAACATCAACTGCACGAGCTAAAATATCATCTGTTGGTTGATAAAGTGATTTTGTATCTATAATCTTGTCGTCTTTTATGGTTGGTTGTGTTATGAGACTCATACACCTGTTGTGGTGTCGCTGTTGGGATTAAATAAGTGAGTTACATCTATGATTTTATTATCTGCAAAAGTTACTATTCGTGCGTGTTCAGTTAATTTCAGAAAACACTGTGGACAATAATCTTTTGTGCCTTTGTGTATGTAGTCATTAGTGATATTCTTTCCACACTGATCACAAAAGGTTTGCTTCATATTACCATTTTCTTATTACTTGTTTAGGGATTGTGCGTTGTACTTGTGATTGTCGTTCTATGAATTTGAACACTGCGGTTGCCAAATATCTAAACGCATCTGCACCGTGTGAACTCCAATCGTGTTTGGGGGAGTTTTTATAATACTTGTTCTTTTCATCAAATTCCTTGTGGTATTGCCTAAGACACTCAAGCCCTCGTTTACACTTCTCTGCATCAAAGTATACTCGTGGTAAGATAAGTCTTACGCTTGATATGCCTTCTTCTATCGTAAGTTTTGGTATGACTTCTATTGGTCTTAGCCCCAAACTCTCTGCGGTTGACTTTCTACTTACTCCTGTGCCTATTTCATCCACATCGATATCGTGTGGCATAAAGTGCTTTTCGTATGTGTAACCTTTGTCCTTTAATTCATTGACATAGTATAGTAATCCCTCTCCGTTAGCTTCAAGATAGTCTATAATCCGTATTTCTTTACCAACTTTCTGTAAAAACCATATAGCTGTTGAGTCTCCGATACCTATATCCCACACAGTATATACGGGTAATTGTGGCTCATAAGGTACATTGGTGATCCGGTTCTCTTTACTTGCTTGTTCAATTAGTTTTCCGTAATAACTTCCTTGCATTGAGCCTTCAAAACTACACATATACTCTTGTTCAAATCGTAGGTCATCTCCGTCTTCCATTAAATACTGTTCTCGTTCTTTCTCTAGTTGCTCTGGGGTAAAAACATCAGTGTCGGTAGCTTTACTTATTTGAACAAACCAATCTGGTTGAGTCTTGGCATATTTTACTAAATCATAGCCATGATTTTTTCCACGACTTGTGAAGTTAAATACTGCCCATCCACCATTTTCTGCAAGTATCGGACGAATATACCCCCACGCTATTGGGTCTTGCAAGGCATATTCTGAAAATACACAGCCTATTGGGTTTGTTCCAACAATACTATCCACGTTGTCTGTTCCAATGATTTGAAAGATTGACCCATTCTTTAGTTCTATTAGCATTTCTTGGCTACTTTCTCGTACCCTCAATTCTTGAGGTATATGGTCTAAGAATTTAAATCCGTCTTTATCAATTCCATTCCATAATATCTTTTTTCCTTGATTGTATGTGGGGAAGAAATAAAAGTATGTGCCTACTTTTTCTATCATCTTCTTTGCTACAAGGTTTATCAAGGTTTTGTCTTTTCCCCATCGTCGGTGAGCTACTACTACTGCCCTTGTTATTCCACTATCAATCGCTTTGAGGAGTGGTATTTGATATTCCCTTGGAAGGTAGTTGAATGGTATTTGAATCTGCATAATTGATTATTTGAATTTGTAGATTCTCTCCGTATTTTCCAGTTAGTTCTTGTCTTTCACTCCATTTATCTTTTTGGAGTCTACTTTTTACGAATTTAGTGAGGTCTGCTTTTACTTTTAAATCTTTGTCTTGTGTAAGTAATTCTTTAAGGTTTTTATCTGATATTTGGATGAGTTCTTCGTCTCTTACAGCATCTGACACCCATTCAAGGTCTCGAGATACAATAGTTTTAGCATATTCTTCACTATATCCCACCTTGATAGCTGATTGGTATGCGTTTGCAAAAGTATCACTTTGTCTATCAAGGTATGCTTTCAAAAAATCTACTTGTCGTGGATCAGTCTCGTATTGATTTGCCATACTTATGTTACAAAAGAAATGGGAATTTCCTCAACCCCCTCCTTGGGGGGTGAAGATATTAAATACTGATAACGGCATAGAGCCGTTCCGCCTTCTGTGGACAAGCATTGGTCACAGAATAATAGCGCAGTGTTCGTCTCTAGGACGTTATGAGTATTCAATGTATTCTCGTCCACCTTCCGCTCCAGATGAACGTATTGTATTCCCATACTAAAGGCAGTTCACAATGAACAAAGCGGGCGAGAATACACAAAAACTCCACATCGGGAGTTTTCCTTTCATTCTTTTTCAACACATACCCCCTATCACAGCAAGAATCGGAGGGAAAACTATGTTAAAAGGAGGGGATTAACACAGTTCTCAACCGCCAATTCTTGCAATGATACACCTAGTATACACCGTTTATGCACAAGGTCAATCGTACAAAGTGGATATAGTGGGGATATATATTCTGTTTTTTCTTTTCCATTGTGCTTTGCTGGCTTTTCTCTTGCGTTCTTTTTTACACAAGAAGCACGCATTATCTACTCTGTTTGTTTTTCGACCTTTAATTTCATCACTGCAGATGGAACAAATAACTATCATAGACAGGCTGAGTTACGATGGGGCGAAATGACAGGCTCGCCCCAGTGCCTGCTAGACTTCCTCTAGTTCCATCACCTCCTTGGTGTTGCCGTCGACCCGCAGACCGTGCTTCTTGTACAACCCCCACACAAGTCCAAGTAACTCGTGCATCGAGTGCGTCCCCTCCGAGAGAGCATCCAAGTAGAGCCTTCCCAAGACCTGCGCCTCGGGGCAATTCCAGATGTTCCCTTTACGTTGGACGATTGCCTCGACCGAGGCAAGGTACTGCTCCACGGCAGTTTTCATGGCGTCACCTCCTAGTTGATAGCCACCCGAGAACCCCCGATGTATCAGGGGCTGTGAGGGTGGTTATGAATATAATTCTGCAAGATTTTTTTTGTCCTCTTGAAACAAGCGTTGAGTTAAAAATTTACTCTTTCCTTTTTTCCAAAGTTCTTTTGGTAATTTAATTTTCCGGCTAAATCCGGTATGTTTTACAATTCTACTCTTATTCCATTCCCTTATTCGACGGTCTTTTTCAATCATCTCTAATTGTTTTTCTCTTTGTAATTTTTCCTCTCGTAAAATATTATCTAGTCCTTAGGTACACCATTCAATTCAAAATACACAGCCACTCCAACATCATCAACTGTTTGGTTGGAATAAAAACCATCGCCTCTCATCCGTTCTTTTAGATTTGTACTGATAACGATTTGTTTCGCCCTAAGTCTGACTAATTCATCACACAATTTTTGTCCAGCTGAGTAAGGGGATGTTACACCAAAGCGTGAACGCTCATTATGTACGGTTCTGGACTGCTGTTGTGGCCATTGTAGTGGATTTTCAAATTGCATATTATGTGTTGTTATAAATAGGTAATTTGTTTTCAATTTCTTCGATAGCTTGTCTGTAGCCAGAATTATAATATCTGGATTTTTCAAATTCTTTTTTGATGTCTTCTTTCAGTGCAAAGTTAAACTTAATAAAATCAAAAATGTCCTGTATTGCCAAATGTTTATCTAAATTTATTCTTTCATTTCCATCTTTGTCTTTTACTTCTACTAAGTAACTGTCAATAATGTTATATAATTTTTCTTTAATTTCTTCGTTTGTCATATTAGGTTTTGTTATTGAGTAGAGTATTTATACAATAATGAGTCTATCCTGCTTTTCTATTATAAAAGGATCAGCCCATTCAGACTTTTTTTTTAATCTTTGCTTCACTTTTTGCTCAGCTTCTTTAAAACTATCTGCCAAAACATATGCAATGCGTATGTCATTATCTGCTCCAGGGTAGTGCATACTGTACGTCACTTGGAAAGTTTCCATATAGGTTATTTATTATTGAGTAGAGTGTTTAATACACTGTTAAAAGTGTAGGATATTCGCAACCCTCCGAAAACTTGAATGTCATTTTCTTATATTTTATTTCTACATTATACTTATCAGATTCATAGGCTTCTAGCGCTAGGTCGTGAAGCCATGTATGCAAACCAATCTTTTTTTCGGTTTCTTGAATCCACCTGTCGATAAAACGTTGAGAAGCCCTATCAATAGCATGATTACTCAGTTCTATCTTTGGCATTTGTGAACTTCCACGCCTTTCCAATTCAGCTTTAGCATACTCAGCGTGAACGTTCTCGTTGACACACCAGCGTAAATAGCTAAGCGGTATTCTTGTCCATAGCTCACCACTATACTTACCAAAATGTACTTTCAGATTGTGCATTTCTTCAGGTTTCATATATTTTTATTGAGTAGAGTGTTTTTTAGTTCGTTTAATACTTCGGCACAACCGTACATTTCGTTTCCTTTTTCGTACATACGAGCTCGCATTGCCTTTTCGTGTATTTCCATAAACTTTTTTACTTTTCTATCTATCTCCCTCTCAACATCCTCTTTTGGTACAAAGTTGTCTTTGATGAATTGAGTAATATCCCAAAATTCATATCCACCGTTTCCACCATCTTGTGCCCAGCAAAAACCTCCAATTATAGTTTTTAATTTTTCTTCCCAGTTGTTGTTTTCCATAGGGTTATTTGTTAGTGAGTAGGGTGTTTTTGAGGTCGTAAATTAGTAAAACAATTCTCTCATTCGGGCATACATTTTTGGAGCAGACCAATGCTCTCCAACACATTCTTTTTCGTACATCAAGCAAAGCTCCTCGTAATTGTCCGCAAAAATCTTCCATAAGTTTGTAAGCTGTTCTCCATTCACTATAGGGCTATAATCAATTAAATCTCCCAACTCCTTGACCCTACTCTCCCATTCAGGGAACTGCTTGAGCAAACGATAACACCTACCAAAATCACTAGGGTCTAATGGTGTGCTTTTATCTTTATGTGGAACCCCCACCATTGCCCTAAAAATAGCTTTTGAGCTCGTCCCCGTGTCATCACTCAACAGCCACTCCATCTTTTCTATCCCCCTCTCAATATCCTCTTTAGAGACAAAATTTTCTTTTAGGGTTATTTCTAAAAAATCTTTTTTATAACATCCTAAATCATACATAATATTTGATATACTTGTCCCGCAACCATAATTATCAAAAATCATTTCTGCATATTTTTCTTCTAAAGTCATATAATTATTTTTTAAATACAAACCAATATGAGTGATATTTTCTTGCGTGGCGTTGCACTAAATTACTATTCCATACACGACCACCTTTGAAAGCCATAATAAATAAATCCTCTACCTTAAACCCAATATCTATCGCCCAATTATGAACAAAGCAATGTGTTAGCGTTGTTTTGCTATCTGTAAAATCTTGACACTTGAAAGCAACGATGCCACCTTTGTTTAGTATTTTATAAAATGCTAGCAAAGCGGTTTTATACATAGTTTCTAATTCTTCAAATCCATTATGGAACATAGTAAATCTTTGTTTCATTAAATTTAAATTTTCTCTATTTCTTTTCTCAAACATAAATGGTGGGTCAAAAACGATACCTTTTATCGTTTGATTAAAATTATAATTTTCTAAGTGTTCTATATCCCATTTTATTGTATCGTCTGTTTTTGGGTTTATATCTATTTTTATTTTAGGTCTTTCCAAGTCTTCATAAAACTTTCCACTTGAATAACAAGGGTCTAAATCAAAATTTTTGCCATTAAGATACAATTTTCTGATAGACCAAAGTATATCTCTGTCTGAATTTTGTATTGATTTTATACATTTCGTATTTTTTTCCATACTACTAATTAAATATCTCTAACAAATAATCAAATAGGGCACGAGCTGAGGGGTCTTTTAGAATGTATTCTTGTTCCTTCCCTGGCTTTAGTGTGGAGTATCTTTTTGTATAACCACTCTCCGCTACTATCTCTTGTAAACTTTTGGTGAAGCCACAGGATTGCCATAATAAATTAAGGTATTCTCCACAATGTATTTGTCCATAAGGAGTTTCAATTCCGTAATTAAGTACCTCTGTGTTTATTGTTCCAATTTCATCAAGTTTATTTAGCACATCACCAATCAAGATAGGGTGTCCGAGGATTTTTGCGATATCATAAAATGACTGCTCAGTGTCCTCATCATACTCATCAAAACTAAACAATTCTTTGTGTATGTCTTTTATTTTATACGCTTGCAATTCAAAACTACTTCTCTCAGTAAATATATCTTCAAACTCAGTTACATTCACAATTCTATAGTTTACTTCATTATAATCTTCATCTACCCATTCAAATTCGCACCCAAAAGAAAGGGTCTTATCAGCCAGTCTATCAATTAAATTTTCTATTTTATTTTGCATAGGATTATTTATCAACTTCCTCTCCTAATAAAATAATTTGTCCTCTTTCTTCTATTAACTTCCAATGTTTTTCAATTAGTTTAATCAGTGCTTTTTTCTCAGTCGTTTCTTTTATATTTATTGGAAAATTATCTTCATTCCCAAGTATAAAGCCAAATGTTTTTTCTTTCATATTCAATAAATAAACTTATAATAAAACCACATAGACCCTAAATGTACCAAGAAGTCAAGAACGATTGTAAGGATAACGAGTTCAATGGTGGTGGAGGGTTTGAGCATAGTTATATAAAATTATTTTTCTTCTATAAGTTCGATTTGGTGCTAATGATAGCTGTATATGTACATTGTGGATAAGTATAGTTATATTTTACTTTCCCAATAGCGCCTGTGTAATTCAATAAAAAATACTGCGGCAAACGTAAACCAAAAAACTTGGTATATCCAAACGTCTGTCTTTGCTCCCAGTATCATCCCGGACCCAATGGTAATATTCCACAATAATAAATCTACTATTCTATGTCGAGTCATATTATTCATCTTAATTATAAGGTTTTTATGTAATATCTATAAAAGTTTAGGTATCTTTATAACAATTCATTCGCTATTTTATCTTTGAGTTCTTTTTCAAAATATCCACAGTAGCCGTACCTCTCACCGTGTTCAAGCCACTTGGAATATCCCTTAGGGGTATCACATTTTCGACATTGTGTTTGTAGGTGATTAGTCATCTGTTGGCAATCCTCGCAGAACTTTAGATCGTAGTTATGTTCAGGCATACCGCAACCGTCATTCAGTGAGTGCGTTTGTCCTTTTGAAGAGTCTGTGAATGGCATATAGTTTATTGTTAGGTTTTGAGTAGAGGTTGAATGGAGGTTAGAAGTTGCCGTTATTTACTTGAAAACAAGTTAGTCCAAGCGATCGCCACATTTCTACCACTTGATTTCTATCGTCAAATACACCCAGTATACAATAATCATTTTTAATCTTTTCAAACATTCTTTTTTTTATGATTGCATCTTTTTCAATATTTCCCTCTGGTCGAATGTCAAAATAATCATATTCAATACCATTATCCATAAGCCATTGTTTTGTTTTTACTTCGCATACTCCATCACGTCCAGTGAATATTATTATTTTATATCCCTGTTGTTTAAGTTCCATTAGAATATTTTTTACATCGGTATTCACTTTATCAGTTTCAACCATTGACCAGTCATACGGATTTCTTTTTTTCATTATAGCCAAAGTTCCATCAACATCAAATATATATGCATTAGGCTTATTTTCTGGTGCTCCATACTTTTCTGGTTTTGGTTTTAAAAATTGCTCATACATATTTCTTATTACATTTTCTCCAACAGAGATAGGTCGCTTTAAATCACGCTTAATGGCTTCCTCAACATCTATTTCAAAAAACTTTACAATAACTTCCCCTTGTCCTTTGACTAAATCACGGATGTGTTGCTCGTGTTTTTCAGCTAAATTTGTATCATCAACAATCACGTGTTTACCATCTTCAAGTGCGTTTATAATAATTACATCCCGTAGCGAAAGTACAAATTTCTCGTTTTCTTTGCTCCATTTTCCATTATCAAGCATAGCACGCAAGTCATCTTTATTGACTCGTTTATACTTTCCAGGATTTTCTTCGATAGTTTGTTTTGCCCAAGTGCTTTTTCCGCTTGCCGGAAGTCCTTTAAGAATGATTACTTGTTTCATAGGCTACACTAATATGATTATCTAAAATGTCATGAAAAATTTTTACAGCTTTCCTTTGTGAAAGTTTTGCTAATTTCTTAAAATCAATTACCGGTACTTTCTTTTGTATCTCCCAAATTTCCTCAGTTATCATATCGTGGTAAGCGGTGTTAATCATTCGCGCAGTATGCTCCCTATTTAATCTAACATCTATTTGGGGTTGTAATTTATTCATAATTTTTTGTATTCGTGGTAACGTCATGTATTTATTCACGACATACATTTCCCAGTAGGTGTCCGAATGTTTATTGTTTCCACCAAATACCAAAGCATTATCTTCCTTAAATGATTGAGTAACTATTTTAGCATAGACTGTATCTCCAAATGTATTAACATATTCTATATTCTTTAAGACTACACCCTCTCCTTTGTCTCCAATATGTGATTTTCCAACATATTCCATAATTTGTTCAAGTGTTGGATTTTTCAGTGTCGCAAATATTTCTGCATATTGTAAACCGAATATCTCTGCTGTTTCCTCAACTTCGTTTTGTAATAAAAATTTGCCGTTCTCCTCGATGTCAAACAAATAAAAATCTTTGTAGGCTGTTTCTTTATAAGCAAGAGTGTGTCGAACAAGCCATTCCCCATATAGTCTATAACTAGGATAATGTTCAAACAATTGCGAGATTCTATCGTTATTTTTTACCCAATCATAAAATCCATTAAAACCGCCATGAAGAAGTTGAGTGCGTGAGGCACATAATAACTCATCATTCTCAATCCAAATAGAGGTATTTGCACCATCTATTTTCTCTTGAACAACGACCGTGCCTAGTAGTATTCCATCATTTTCTTCACTTCCTAGACGTTTAATTTTTGGGTATTCTTTGAATGGCATATATTTATTATTTAGTGAAGCCAGTTTTTTCAAGACTAATAACTTCTAAGGTCACGTCTCTTTTATCAATCGTAAAATATCTTGCACAGCCAGTCTTACAAAAAACATAGGGCGGGAAAAAAGAGTGAAAAGATATTCCAATTCTCTTTTCTAAAAATGAATTTCCACAATGCGGGCAATCCCAATCTATTTTTTTAAATTGTTCATTTTCTAATTGTGACATAAACATTATTTATATTGGAAGCCAGTTTTGTTGAGACTGGCGAACTCGGTTGGATTATGCTCGCTTCTTCTTCTGGAAGCTCATCGGCTTGTCGCCGTACTGGTCGTTGAACTTGCGTTGCGCCGCCTCCTCCCGCCCTTTGGCGAGGTACGCCACGGTCTTGGCACTGAGCGTCGCCTTGGGGTGGTTGCCCCAGTGGCTGGACTTGTTGTAGCCTTGACGGTTCTTGTCCAGTTCGTCGCACTCGCTACAGAGTACAGGGATGGTCTCGGAGTGGGTGTACTCACCCTCTCCGAACTTGAGCTTGGCGACGACTCGGGAACAGCCACACACGAGTGAAATGCTTTTCATCAGTCCTCCGTGTATCGCCAGACGGTCGTGTGCTGGGTCTGCCGACACTTTCGGCAGGTCGTCCACGACTTGAAGTGTCCGGAGTCATAGACCACGTGGTAGAGCGTTGCGTCCCAGTGCCTGTTGCACGTGGGGCAAAACTCCACTGTACGTGCGGTTTGAGCGTCCACTACTTTTGCATCGTCTGGGATTTCCAGACGCGCTTTCAGTCGTTCGTACAGAGTCATTGCACCTCCTATGGCAGGTTGAAACGGTCAATAAGTTGTCCAAGTGGTATCATCAACACGACGACCACGCAAAGAGCGAGTATATAATCCATTGGTTCACCTCCTCATCCCAGCTCTCAGATAAGAGATGGGGGAAGAGGTTAATTTTCTTCAATTGTGAAACCAAGTGCGGCGAGAAAATCTGGGAGTTGACTGCGGAGTAGTGGTTTTGTTCCGCCTCGTCCATAGAATTTGACGTTTTGTAATTCAGTATTTTGCAAGTTCGAGCCACGCAAGTTCGAGCTACTCAAGTCCGAGCTACTCAAGTTCGAGCTACTCAAGTCCGAGCTACTCAAGTCCGAGCCACGCAAGTTCGAGCCACTCAAGTCCGAGCTACTCAAGTCCGAGCTACTCAAGTCCGAGCTACTCAAGTCCGAGCTACTCAAGTTCGAGCCACGCAAGTCCGAGCCACGCAAGTTCGAGCCACTCAAGTCCGAGCCACGCAAGTTCGAGCCACGCAAGTTCGAGCTACTATCCAACGCTTCTCTTACAGCCTCTTTCATTGTTGTTTTAGTCGACTGAAAAATAATCTCTCCTGTCCATCTGTTTTTTATTGCAATACCTAACGTCTTTGTTTCTTTCTGGTCGATAGTGTCGACATATTGTTTTAGCTCATCAATCTTTTTGAGAGCTTCTTCTTTGGTGAGTGACATACTGTTTTTTGTTACGCCTTACGGCTGAATAATTAGGTTAATTCAACTTTACTTTTTATCTTACCCTCATCAGCGAGTTTGTTTACGGTATCAATGGCTTGTTGTTGTTCGGGGGTGAGTTCGGGGGTTGGTTCTTCGGTGACTATGGTGCAATCAAATTCTTGGAGTTCAAAGAGGGTCCAACCAGACCCATGTCTTTTCAAATTATCGTGGTTTTTGTCTTTGTCAGGAATACTTACCATTACAATCGCCAATTATCCCAGTTCAGGATACATCACATCTGATAAAGCACGGCGGTAATTTCCGTCTCCGACTGTAATTAAATCTCCTGCTTTGATGTTAGATAATAAATACATAGGTTTGAAGGTTAGGATGGTTACACTATAATGTATTTCTTCGTCATCTCCTTTATTTCCAAAAAAAATAAACCAAGAATATTTATAGCCAAGTTTATCCTCAACACTTCTTCCATCTATTTTGTTTTGACAAATATACCAACAACCATCTTTATCTTTACTCAGTTTTGCGTCTGTGATTTTTGTACCATAAATCGTACACGTTACTGGAATTTTGTGATAGGGGTAGAGTTTAAGAAATTCTTTGTAGGTCATAGTGTGTGGTTATGTAATTTATAGTAAACTCCCAAAATATAATCCGGTTAAAATGCCGATACATAGTGTTACTGTAATCACGATAAATACAGTTGTGTTTGAGCAGTAATCACAGGCTTCGTGTATTTGATATGGTTGATTGTGTTTGGGGCAGAGTCTCATAGATTATTTTTTACATCCTCAATGCTTCGAGCAACGAATGCGATACCGCCTTGTTTTATTACTTCGGCGATAAACTCTTTTTGTTCTTTGCTTGGGTATGTTTTAGGATTATTATTTTTGACTTCGATATAGAGTGGTTTCCCCTTGTATATACCGACAATATCTGATGTACCTTTAATTGACCACTTTGGCATTGCCCGGTATGCACCACGCTTTGCATCATACATTGCCGTGTTATTGTTACGATAAAAAAATATCTTGTTGTACCACAAGTATTCACAGATTGATTGCAATACATCATTTTCGTTCATAGACTCTTTATCTTTTCTGTTAGGTACTTTTTACGTTGCACCCAAATAATTCTTTCAAACCACGTTCTTTTTCTATTTTTTTAAATACCTCTTTGTATTCCTCTTTATGAAATTTATTATGACATTCAATACAAATATGAATTAAATTCTTAAAATTATGTAATTCTTTATGTTTTGGATACCTACTAGCATAATAAATATGGTGAACTTCAAATCTTTTTGTGCCATTTTTGTTTATCTTGCACACCTCACAAAATAAATACTCATTTTTTTCATTAAAATATTTTCGATACTTCAGACAAGCATTCAAATGAATCCCTTGTTTTCCTTTACGAAGTTTACCAGTGTTTTTTGCATAGTCCCCACTCCGAAAAGCTGGATTTTGTTTTCCTATCCTAATCTTTTTATAGTGGTTGTATTGGCACTCTAATGTACAATATTTCCTCTTTATAAATTCATTACCTACAAAATAATTACTACACCCTTTACATTTATATTTTTTAGGTGTTTTTTTTCTCTTTTCTACAGATTTGTCTGAAATTTTTCTACGTAATGTATATTGACACTCCAAACTACACGTCTTTTTGTGTACTTGTATTCCTGTTTTTATAAAAAAAGATTTTTTACAAATCACACAATATTTTTTTCTTTCCTTAAAACCAAAGTTATCATCTTTTGCACATTTTTTTGAACAATATTTTTTAGTTTTTAAGTTACAAAAAGCTACATAAAACTCTTTACTGCACGTCTTGCATTTTTTATTTTTTCCATTTTTTTGCATAGTAGATAATTATTCAATACATCTACTATATTATAACAGAAAGTGAATATTTGTCAACCCATATATTTTTTTGGACAGGTTCGCCTTTACACGCAATACATCTTTTCATTCGTGGGTCGTTTTCAAGTTGTTGTTTTATCTTTTTTGGTATCATAACGTAGGAATAATCCGGGGTATTCTCGTTTTAGTTTTTCTTTGGCTTTTTCTTCTTCGGTTTGTCCGGGAGATTTAAATCCGTTTAAAAAGTCTTTGATAATGTCAGGGGATTCCATACTATTTATTTTTAGTGAGGTTTGTGTGGAATAGAATACCTAGAGATTTGAGTATTTTTCTGTATTTAGGTTTTGGGAAGTTGCGCTTGTTTTCCAGGGGGTTGCCACAAGTAGGGCAGTATATTCGTTTTGCCTCTCGTATCTTAGTCATTTTTTGTGCTGCTTTTCTTCGTTCTTCAGGGGTGTCAAACCTAGTGAAGTTTCCTCGTATCATATCGGGTCTGGTATGTTAATGTTTAATTCTGCCATTTCTCTACGTATTGTATCACAATATTCAGCCATCTGCACTGTGTTCATTTCGCTTGTTCTTATTTTAACAACTACTTTTTTATTTCCTAAATCTTTATACACATACGGGGCATATTCAGATAAAAATACTTCGTGCATTTCATTGGTCGTATGTCCTATTACTTTTGCACATATTGGTATTATCTGATCCCAATACCACCCATTTTGATTTCCTTTTTCGTCAGCTCTACCAGTCGTT